ATGCGGAGTATGCCGCTCTTCCTACTTTAGACATGTTAATAATCTCCTTTTGATGTGTATAGGCTCTCGCCTTATCTTCACTTGTAAATAGTATCCCTCAAATCCAAAAGAAAAAAATGCTCTGCCTTTTTAGGGACAGAGCATTCAATCTTTAGCGAGCAAGTTAGCTATTAGCTACCAGACTCACCTAACAGGCCACGGACAACCACAAGGCCGTACATATCAGGGCGCACCATCTTCTTGGCGTACCGAGTCATGACGCCCTTACGGGGCACGAAGTCCTCAGTACCGAAGATAGTCGGCGTCACCTGGAGCGGCACATACGGTGCGTACACATATCCCGACTCAAGGAACGAGCCACCCTTACGACCAACCAACACGAGGTTACGCGGGAAATAAGGATCAACGTACACATCCCACTTCTTGGACATAGAACCAGTCTTAACAGCACCAACGGTACCACGATCAGTATCAGCAGTCACAGAAGCTCGGAAACCAGCCGTGAACTCAAGGATGTTAGCAACCTCTGGCGAGGTCACCAGGAAGTTAGCGCCACCCCGAAGTGTCTTACGATGGATCTGGGCAGATATATCATTGATAGTCTCAACGAGAGTCTCATACCACTCAGAAACCGTACCGGTGAAGTCCGGAGCAGCCGCTGTAGCGCCAAGCTCAGCACCCGTGGCGCGGTCAACAAAGAGACCCGGAGCACGCGACCAGTAGTATGTACCAGCAGTAGCGCCCTGGATAAGATCGTTAACGATCTCACGGTCGATCTCAAGAGCAATCTGCTCAGAGAGAATCGAGGTAAGCTCAACCTCAGCATCAAGGTTGTGGTATGCGTTCAGGTCCTGACCGAGTTCAGGAGACCACTTGGCCTTCAGCTTCTTGGTCACAGCCGTCACGGCAATACTATCCACCTTGATATCGATCTCGGGGATGAGATCCTTATTACCACTATCGGCAGTAGCGGCAGTATCGGTCGCGAGTTCCAGAGGCCAGTCATGGGCACCAACAACCGAACCAAGACTACCTCCTGGATCGAAGTTGTCGGCAATTGGATAAGCAATTGTTACGGTCTCGCCACCTCCTGGATCGGTTATTGCTCCCGCTCTAACCAAAACTAGGTTCAACTTACTATCAGAGTCAACGTATGTTAATCTCCTTACGGGGGCTCCATTTCCTAGAACAGCATATGTACCTGCTGTGAAGGAGAAAGCACCAAGTACATCGAGATTCGCTTCCGGACAGTCAGTTGCGATAATGTTGTCTGCCTTAACAATGGTAACTTGGTTTGTGCTAGTGCCTAAAACATCGGGATCCCAACGAATAAGCTTTTTCTGGGCCTCAGTTAAAGCTGTGACTGCCACACTCGACATAACAACATTGTCCATCGGCACTGTGACAGAGCCAGTTGGTGAAGCATAGGCGTTAGCAAGGTTATAGAAACCTCCACCTTCTTCCGTGATGTCCGTGACACCCGTCTGGATGCCGCTTGCTACGACACCACCACCATACAGCGACTCACCAGCACCCAAGCCATGACGAGCATTGGTATACCTGAAGTCCATGAAGAAGATGAGGCCCGAAGGCAAGCTCATCGGCTGGACTGAAACGAGATCGTTGGCTAAAAGGCCCCCGAACACTCGACGAACGATTGGGAACGCGACAGCCGCAAAGCCCTCTACATCTCCACTCGCCATTGTAGAAGCTTCTCGCAGAAGCTCCTTAGCCTGGTTCTCAAGCAGACGGCTCATCGATGCTCGCTTACGATCATCAGTGATACCCTCCAAGAGACCAGTTCTTTCCCACTTGGACTGAAGTGCCGCGCCCTCTTTTGCAAGATCGCGGTCAACAATGCCTTCAGTCAGTTTCTGTAAAATAGACATTTTAAATCCTCCTTTAAATTAGTTATCTTTAATGCCTGCCAAAATCTTCATTCTATCCGTGAACGGATTAGAATCATTGTTTTGGCTTTTTCTTCTCGGTAACATAGATGAAGGCCTAGATACAGCTTCACTCAGTGATTGTGGTCCTTCCTTACGGGAGGGACCCACTGCGTTTTGAAGAGTTTCATATAAAACCTTCGCCTCATTTACCGAACCAGCATCAGAGAGAGTTTCGACAATTTTATATTTTTGTCGCTCATTCAGGGAGGAACTTCTCAGAACACGGTTCGTATAAAACAATTTTGCGTTAGTAAGGTTAACTTCTTCAAGTTTATTCTTAAGAGTATTTACAATCTCTTTAAGTTTATTGTTAGAAGTTTTATACTTCTTAACAGACTCGGCTAGTTGCTTACCAACTTTTAATAAATCTTCATTTTCTTCTTTGAAATGATCGGATTGTGCCATAGCGGCTACCAGCTTTTCATTGTGCTGCATAACGGGCTCAGGAGTACCGGCCCAACCACTCTTTGTGGCACATATATCAACGACCAAACTTTCGACAATATCATCAATATTATCTTCTGTAATTTCAATTCCCTCTTGAGAGTCTCCCTCAAAAGCTTCAATAATTTCTTCATCAATCTCGACTTGCTCTTCTTCTAAGACCTCGTCATCATCTGTGATTTCGTCATCATCGTCTGTGACTTCTTCGCACCCTTCGCCTTCCTCTAATGATTCGATATCATGTGTAATAGATTCGAGCATTGCTTGCAATTCCCCACGAGTGATATCGATTTCTTCTTCATCCAATAAATCGGTATCATCGTCTAGCTCAGTTAGGGCTGCGTACTGCATATCGCCTAAGTCTTCTTCTTCTCCTTCCGTAAACGTAGCCCCTGTCTCATCGGGCTCCTCAGGTGCCATTCCCAACCCACCGGGAGGTGCTCCCATATCAGGTGGAACGCCCATATCCATTGGCAGAGCACCAGCAGCAGGGTCCTGTTCTAAAAGTTTTTCTACAGCCTCTTCGATTTTCGGAGCATAAGCTTCCAAAAGAGAAGCTTCAGCATTTTTTAAAACAGCTTCTCTTAGGGCTTTCGCATCTACAATGGCCTCATCAAGCAAAGATGACATATGATAAATCCTCTCAATAGTTATTCAACAGTAAATAGTACAATAAAAGAGTAAATTCCTCTTTTACGTTAGGTCTTCTGTTTTCCTTCTTCTTCTTGAAGTTTTTTTATGGTTGCTTCTCGTCGCAACTTCTCTTTTCTTTTCTTCATAGAAGGCTTTTCATAATACTGTCGTTTTCTAAATTCCTCTGCTATGCCGCTCTTTTTAACCTTTCTAATAAACCTTTTTATTGTTCGATCTATTGGTTCATTGTTTTTCGGTGTTATTGTTACATGGCTAGGACGAGAACCGTTTGTATCCTGTTTTCTTGTTCTATATTCATAATCTTTCATATCTTTTCTGGAGTAGTCATGATACTGATTATTTTTTCTATAACCCATTAAATCCTCTAACTTGTTTTATCAACGCCAATAGTATTCTCCCAAGAACCAGACGGAACACGGGCAGATTTAATCGTTGTTAGCCCAGCTATAACAGAAGCAGAAACCGGGGTGGTTGTATTACTCATAAGATAAAGTTTTGTAAGTCTATAATCTGCTGAAAAAGAACTACTGGGGTTTATTATAACATAATTATAAGTGTCTCCCATGCCACCCGAAGCAAAGGCCAATCTCATATCTGAACTTGTATAAGCATCGCCAAGATCATCGTTGCGAACAACAATAAATTTTGTGACTCCAGGAAACTCAATTGCAACTGCTGTTCCTATGCCACCCGATGCGGGGACCGCAACCGATGCTGTCGCAAAAGGTTGACAACTAACCTGGTAGCTTCCTACGTGATTAAACCCTGGTTCGTGATATCCAAAGATAGGTTGTCCTGTTTTCGCATCTGAATTGCTTGCCATTTTTTAACTCCGTTACAGTCTAATTAGTCTATTAAATTAAAGATTTCCATTTATTGCCACTAGCAGCCATGAATCCTGAAATATCAATACCGGCATCTGAAGGATCCGTATCTCCTAGTGGGTTGGCTGCTTGTGCTTCTGGTGATCTCTGCCCTGGCGCTGGAGTTGTGCCCTCAAATAAATCGACTCCACCATAGGTATCAGAACCAATAGCACTCATTAATTTCTTTCTATATTCAGCAAACTGCTCATTTGCATTTCTTTTGGGTTTTGGGCTTACTTGCGGTTTTGGTTCTTTTGCTTCTACAATAGTATTAGAGCTTAGACCTTTAGTCACCTCTGTTATAATATTAGAAAGTATACCATCTTCAAGGATACTCTCCTTAATACACTCCTTAATGAGAGGTTTTAATAGTGCTTTTAGCTCTGACTTTTTCATATCACTTCCTTAAAATCTCATTCATCAACATGTGTAAATTATTCTTCTTGCCCTCACCCATTCCCATGGTTAAGGTTGGGTTACTTCTTCTTCCACCGTACACCGGTTTCATAAAGGCACCCGGAGCAGACGGGTCAGATACAACATCAAAACAAATTAAGCTATAGTCGTCTTCAACTATAACATGTTTTCCCTGTTGTTTAACAGAACCAAGACCTCTTGAAGAAATCCCTATCCCTATACCAGATTCCGCTAAGGCCTTTAAAGTAGCACCAGCGGGTGTATTTAATACTTCTAGTTTTCCCATAACATTATTTCCATCCCACCATACTTCCGTGATTAAGTGAGAACAATTCTTCAACTCAACCACGGAAGATTCTGGATGGTCTAATTCTCCCAGTGCTCTACGTTCCTCAACGAGTTTTCGATATGTCTTCATTTCTCTTTCAAGAATAAGCTTGGGATAAACTCTTCCATTACCGTTAAGAGCATCAGCTTCCTGAATCTTCCCGGTCATATAAAAGGCCTTACCCTCAGACATTTTTCTTTTTTCACTCTCTGTGAGAAAGTCTTGACAGACTCCACCATCACAAAGAGCAAAATATTCTGTTAATAATCTTTTAGACATAATGAAAAACTCCTCTAGCGGGCGCTACCCGCCCGAGTCACGACCCAGAACAGCAGCGTGCGACAGGTCGTAGATACCAACTACGACTTGAGATGTTGCACTGTAGTGACATATCTCACCCCCTTTTCTTGGATTATTTGACTTAACATGAATGAAACTCCTGAACCTACGCATCCACAAATTAAAAAATTAGCTAGTGTGTAGTCAAAAGTAAATAGTTCTGTCCACCTGTTAATGGCAAACAAAAACCACCCTACATGAAATCCCATGCAGAGTGAGCAATGAAATATTTTACCAAAACCATTTAGCCAAACTGGTTCTGGCCTTATCTTGTCGAAAATACTAGCGTATACAATTAAGAATGTCATTCCATAAGACGCTAGAATGAACCACAACAAACTCATTATTTCTCCTTTTCCTCTAAAATATAACTCATCCAATAAGGACTTCTGTAATAGCCAGGCACTATGGACCCCTTTGATTTGTCGTGTGGGACATCTCCCAATTCTGTCGCCTCTTCATCGTCAGGGTCAGTTAGTCTGCCTTTCATCATATTCTCATAGTCTTCTCCATACTCAAAGTATGGACGCTCTTTTTCTATCCATTTGGATATGGCAAGTAGTATAACTTTTATTGGAACCTCAACATTTGATTCCGGTATCATTGCCTCGAAAGAATCTAGAGTACCGCCGCCCTGAACGTCTTCAATATTTATAACTCCTTTGGAAGCTAAATATCTAAACATTCTATCTGCTGCTCCATAAGCTATGTCGCCGTTAACGCCATCTTTTTTAAATGTTGATATTTTCTTCTTCTCTGGTTTTAAAATAATATCAATATCGTCATGATCAAAAATAATTATGTTACCATCTAGAGTTTTTTTTGCTTTTAGGGTAAAACGAGCCAAGACTGCATCTTCATCAACAACTTTTATGATGACGCTCTTCTGCGACGGCAGGAATTTAATTCTTACATTGGGCATTTTAAGCCTCCACGGCCAAAGCTTGTATTTTTAAAATCTTTTTAATCATATTGTCGTTAATTCTTTGGGATTTGAAGCCTTCCAAAATTCCCAAAATCTCTCTATTTTTCATGCTCAATGACTCATCTAGTAAAACTTCTTTCTTGGCCTGTAGGCTTCTAACGGATTCTTTTAATCTCTGGATTTCTTCATTAATATAGATTTTAAATTCTACGGCAGTCTCAGGTGATAGGGTTACATACCTTGATAAAAGATTCTTTTGGCTTTCATTTAGAGAATCTCCATATTTTTCATTGAATTTCTGTACAAATATGTTATATGTGACATTATCAATGGGCTTCATGACTATCCGAGATTCAGATTTGGCTGTCATCAAATCAATTAGTTTTTCTTCTAAAATAACTTTTTTGCTAATCGGTGTTTTGCCATTGAACATCTGTGATATGGTCGCTAATGTCTTATAATTTGATACAAAATTGTTGAATACCTTCTTAGTAAGATCGGTATTTATCTTCTTAATCACATTTGTCTGTTCATCAAATATATCTTCTTCGCCAAGAGCATGGTATACCCTCTTCACTTCAGTGAGAATCTTTTCAGCCGTAGTCCTTTCGACATTATTTACCTCACACAAAGTCTTATAAAGATTTAATTCTTTGTGTAATACAGAATTAACATGGAAATGCTCCTTCAAGATAGACGTGATATTAGTCTTAGACTCAACATCAGAATGTAAAGCGGCCTTTGTTAGCTCCTTAACCAAACTTTCGTATAAAAAAGCAGTGTTTCTTTTTTTATTATGTTTCATCTATTTTTTGCTCCATGCTATCTAAATTCTCAATTAACCTCTGTGTTTCGCGGTTAATGGTCAAAATCCTTTGTTCTTGGAGAACTTGGTCTTCTTCGTAATTAGAAAGCTCCTCTGCGTAAATGCCTCTGGCCAAAGTAGATAGTTCAGAATAGCCAGGATGAATGGATCTAGTAGTTTTTCCAGTTGTAACTTCCGGCGTTGCTACTCTTTTATAAGATTTTATACGAGGTGCCGTTGTCTTTCTTCTGTCTTGCTTTCTTTTATCAGGGTTAGTCCATTTAAAATCTTTATCCCTTTTACCTGGCGTTGCCATAAGGACCTCTTCTCCACCCTCACCTCCTGCTTCTGCTTCTGGTTCTGCGGCTTCTCCTCCCCCAGGGCCAGCCCCAAATTCGGGCATGCCACCCTCTTCGGCACCAGGCAATCCTTCTCCTGGCTCAATCCCCGCCACTCCTGGAATATCTGGGGTAAGGCCCATGGCCCCACCAGCCAATGCAGCCGCTGCTTCGCCTGCGACTTCGCCAACTGCGTTCAGCTCGGCTTCATATTTACGATCATGGAACATTTCTCTCTTGTTGCGCAAGAATTCTTCTTCCGAAAGGCCAAATAAATTCTCTGCCAGCCAGCGCTTACTGAAAAATCCATCAGTAGCGCTGGTAGCAACAGTAAACTTCTGGTTCCAGTGCTCTAGCTCTTGAATTTCCGCTATTTTAGAGGGATTTTGTAAGGTAAGGCTAAAATTAACTAAGTCTTCTCCACGAAATCCTAAAGTATGTAAGTGGACAATGCCTATTTTCTCCAATTCGGCCAAAACAGACCTTTGAAGCCTTTGTACCGTCCTGGCAAATCTGACATCCTTCATAGCTAGAGTTGTTTTGTCTTCTGTGCCCTCTACACCTTGAGTTAGATAAGAAGCGGGCACTTTTAACGCAGAAAATAGCTTATCTCTTAGATACTTAACGTCTTCAATATCGTGAGTACGCTCTTGTCCACCGACTTCTGCTATGTCTGCAAACTTTGTGCCACCACGAACGGGGATATAGTAGTCTTCTTCAATACTCATTGGATTATATCGTAAATCAATTCTGCCCGTGGTTTTGTCGACAACAGAGTTTCTTTTCATAGAAGTCATAACTCTTTGCATGTATTGCTCAACATCTTGAGGGGGGATATTACCCACGTCAATATAGAAAGCCTTTCTTGCAGGTGCCCTTACAATACGATATGCCATCATGGCGTCTTCCATCAGGGTCAGCTGACGCCAAATTCTTCTTGCAGGCTCCAAAACAGATGTACCATAGGGATGATATTTATCGTTACCTAAGATCCTAAAATGGGCAACTTGCCAATTCTCAAAAGTCATACCAGCTGAGTTCCATTGGAATTGAACGTAGTTAGGGTTTGTCTTGTCTTCCCCTTCTAATCTTTCAACCTCATTCGGTGGCAACCCTATCACATGACGGACTCCATAGGTTTCATCCACGTCTAAATATAAAAAGAAATCTCCATATTTACACATTGTCCTGGCCCACCCAAATAAGTTGAATTTAATATTCAAAACATCGGTATACAATGAGTTAAGAATTGCTTTTAATTCTTCATTTGGGCATTTAATGTGAAGCATTTCGGTCAAAGGGGAGGATGTAGTCATCTCATCAGCATAGATATCAAGTGCGCTGGCCACTTCTGGTGTATATTCCATTTGATCCGAGTCAACATATCTTTCGGTACGGTTCTGGTTTGCCATATAATTTGAGTTCATAGACTCAAATGGGTTATAGTGTGCTCGTTTAAACTCCTGCCCACTCGCAGACTTAAACATGTGCCCATATTTATCAAGCTGCTGCTTTCTTATTCTTCTGCCTAGCTGCGTCCTTCTACTGACAATCGGACCCGAAAAGAGTTTAGTTAATTTCTTATATAAATCAGATGTCGGATTTCTAGGATTATTTCCATCTTTACCAGCCATTATTTACCCCTTCAAGAGCCACATATATTGTTCTTGTTGTTCTTTTGCTTCTTCCAATGAGCTATCTAACCTATTATGGCCCAACATGCCAGGAATTGTTGTATTAAATTTTTTATTTGTTGAAATCATAGAATTAAAAAAAGCTTCCCTGTATTCTTGTTCTCGTTTATTCGCAGATAACGCAGTGTCCCGAACCCAACAACCAATCGCCAAAGACATGGTGAGATCATCATTATATCCTCTCATTGCTTGTGGTTTGCCGTTATTCCAAATAAAGGTCTCCATTTCGTTACATAGACGACTAGAATGTGTAATAACTAGTTTATTTCTTATAAACTCTTCCATTTTCGCAACGATCAAAGGTCTCGTTTTAGTAGTGGTAGAAAAGCCTGGGATTGAACTAGCATTTGCATAGGCAACCTCTTGGTCAATAAACTCATGTGTTCCTTTGATAGAATAGTAAATATTAGGATAATTCAATAATTCTAATTTCTCTAAAACGGATATTCCAATCCCTATGTTTTCCACAACTAACAAGGCATTTCCATATTCTTTTCCGACTTGTTCAAGAATATTAGAATACATATCCAAAGAAGGTTTCCCTTGGTATTCCGCTACTTGCTGCATATTAGAAATCTTAAACACATGAAAGGCTGAGCTGTCCTTCCCATCTCCTCTGGCGACATCTGCAATAAGCAGATAATCTTCGTCAGGCCTAGACTCTTCCCAAATCCAGTAGTTGCGATCAAAGCCAGTCCTGTATTTAGGCTCCGCTACTAAAGTCTTTATATATTCAATATCATCGGGATGGATAACTGTTTCCCCAGACGTATTAAAGTTACACTCAAGTTCTTGTGCGATTTGGCGACGAGACATATTTCTTGTCTCTTTCTCAAACCACCTTTGATCTCTCTCTGGGTGGACATCCCACATTAAAGCTGAGGGATTGAAATCGTTTAAGTTCTGCTCGGCGTCAGTATATGTTTTGTGAAACCAATTCCCAACCCCATTTGGAGTGGAAAGGGCAATACAGCGACCACCAGTAGAAAGGGTAGGGTACAAGCCGGTCCATAGCTCCTCTAGGCCTTCGATATGGGCAGCCTCATCAAGGACCAACAATGACAAAGCCTCGGAACGACCAGCATCCCCAGAGGTAGAAGTGGCTTTAATTTGAGACCCGTTGCCTAACTCAAACGAAGCACGGTTATCAATTTTAATATTAGAAATCCTAATCCAGTCAGGAAGGTTTTTCATAATACTTTTAACTTTTTTGACAACATTGGTAGCTGTTGAAAACTTAGTGGCCATTACTAAAACGTTCTTATCTCTGTGAAAGAGCATCATCCAAACAATATAAGCAGAAACAATTGTAGATAACCCTAGTTGACGAGCTTTTAAAATTACGTTAAATCGATGATCGTTAAAATTAATTAACATATCATCTTGATATGGGTAGGTCTTAAAAGGGATCAATCCTCTCATCGGATGTGAAATTCTAGCGTAATTGTTAATGAAATAGGTCGGGTCTTTACCCGACCTAACTATTTCTTTCATTATTTGTTTTTTTGAAAGCTCATAAGCCATCTGACCTACTCTTTCTTTCTGGTGTCGTTCTGTGGNTTCTTCCCTAAAAATCCACCTTGGTCTAAAAACTTCCTATAAGTAGCATCCATATTGTCTTCTGACGGGGTCTTTATCTTCTCAACATCATCGATAGAACCAATATTAAAATATTTCTTAGCTTGACACCAGGTACGCACCCGAGAAGTATTCTGGACCGAGACCTCCACTTCTCCCACCGGAGATAGGGTCAGAGAATTCCCCGTAACGGCTTTGTATTCTTTCTTAAGAAAAGAAGCTATATCCCCAATTGTAGAGTCTATGTCACTTTCAAAAGAGGTCCCATAAACTTCTTTTAGCCTAGCTTCCGATTGGTAAGTGATGCACAATTGATTACCGTGAAACCTAACGCCGAAGCCATCCATAACTCGCGAGTCGATCAAAGGGTTGCCTTCCTCCCTTTTAAGTCCTACTGTTCGAGCCTTACCGTCCGAAGAGTAGCTTTCCATGTGAGCCCCGTCATATGCATTCGCAGCGGCTTGCGAAATCCCTCTTATAACTTCTAATGTGGTTGCCATTATTTATCTCCCTTAGACGGTCGCCACCCTGTTTCCCATCTTTCCTCTCTCCCCTCGACCCATTGTATATAACAATTGTAACAACAACTGTATTTACTCATATATGCATCGTCTTTTAGATTAAAAGAAAAAATTTCACAAATAGGGCAGCTCCTCCTAGTAGCTTCTCTAGTAAGTAGTTTTTTAGATATTAAAATGCCATTGACTTCTGTTTTCTCTTGGCTTTCCTCGTATCTACGCTCCTTTTCTGCTAATATCTTTATTTGTTCTAAATATTCTTCTTCTTTCTCATCGTTCCAATGATTCCTGGGGTTCTCTACCGCTTCGTGCCCATATTTTTTAGCTATGGCTTTTTCTATTCTAGCTATCCTGTTTGGATCTTTCACTAGTTCCCCATTTTTTTATTTAACAGAGAAATGATATTCGATGCTTTATACTCAAACAGAAAGGGAAACACAGCATGTATTAAACAAAGAATTGAAGCGTATGCTAAAACTATCGAAAAACTCAAAGCTCGGAAAACATGTTCCATATAAGACAGCCCAATCTCTTCTGGGTGTTCATTAAAAAGTCTAATTAATTGCTTTATCAATCGCATAAGTACCTCCTACTCCTATGGCCACGCCAGTGGCTATGCTACCGGCTATAACTAATGGCAAATTTATTTTCCTATCCTTTTTGACGATATTCCTTAAGGATTCTATTTCTTCGTCTCGGAGTTTTAAACTCTCCTCATATCTGAATGTGGATTCTTCCATCTCTATCTTTATATTGTCTATCTCATGTTTATGCATTTCAATTTGAAAATCGAGTATGAAATCAAGTTCCTCTCTCATTTCTCGTTCTTGAAACTCCTTCCATGTCAAGAGGCGGGCTGTGGCCACATTATCAAAACATGTAGCCTCAAACAAAACGGTAGCCCCTTTGGGCAACAAAGTAAATTTGCCAACGTCTTCCGCATATGCGGCCTGGCACAGAACCAAACTCAGAGTTAATGTTTGTGTGATCTTACTCCACATAGTCAAACCCAAAGGCTTCTTCTATTTGTCTTGCGACAGTGTCTGGGTCCGTAGTCCTTAGGGTAGTGATCTCTTTTATTCTTTTGGATTTTAGAGTTTCTATCTCTTCTTTAGTCTTCTCAAAGTCTATCTGTAGGTCTTGGAGCTTTTTCTTATACTCCTCGGCCAAAATCTTTTTTTCTTGTTTCTCACGCTCGTGGCTCTCTTCCAAAATACTCAGCTCTTGTTCATAACGAGCCGACGCAGTATCAAAAGCCTTTATAATAGATGATCTGTCATGATACCACGAGGCACAAGTTATTAGCAGTAGCAACCCGATTAATATTTCTTTCCAGTATTTCATTAAAATGGGTATTAAAGCCTGCACTACGGCCCCTTGAGTTTGACAATCGCATCAATGACACTTTGGCCTCCTATATAGAGAGCCGAAATCATAACCCAGTCAGCGCTTGTTAAGAAGCCCGTGGCGGCTAAGCCCGTAGCGGTTGCCCATACAAGCAACTTTCGAGAGACGACCTTTTCTAGCCCCTTATCTAATGCACCTTTTAACATTTTCACAACACCTCCAGTGTTATCTAATCTTCATGGTAGATTCTTCTTCATAGACTCTTGCACAGCGTTAATAATATCATTAGCCCATTTGCCGTGAGCTAAAGTCTCAAATTTCTGGACCAGAACACCGATATCAACCCCATCTTCCACAAGCAGCTTTTCAAGCTGGATGGCATCCTCTCCGGACCTGCTTAGCAGAGGAAGATACAAAGATCCCATAGCGTTCTGAACTGTAGTGTTCATTTGTTCGGTTAAAAAGTGCCTTGGATCACGTCTCTTCTTGTTTTTTGTTGGTTTGCCCCATCTCATGATTAAATCTCCCGGCTACAATATTAATAGTAACATTATAATTAGTCTAGCAATCTACAAAAGCATGACCATCCTTTTCCTCTATAATTATCTGTGTGTCTACGCAATCCTTAAGAGTTTCAAGGTGTGAAATTAGCAAAACAGTCTTGAAATGAGACTTTATCATCTCCAACATTCTTGTGAATCCTTCCATGTTTTCTTCATC